CTGGTGGAGGTGTTTCTGTTCCGTCAAGTGGTGGAGCTGGTTCTGTAACTACTCCTGAGTTTAATATAGTTGGTGGAAACACGGCTAACCAATTAGCTGGACTAGGTCAGCAACCAGTACAAGCGTACGTAGTGAGTGGTGAAGTGTCATCTGCTCAGAGCTTAGACCGTAACAGGGTACAAAACGCAACATTATAGACATTAAAAGTTAAAAGGTTATGAAGATAGTAGAAATGGTTTTGAATGAGGAGATAGACAGACAAGGCGTGTATGCTGTATCTGTTGTTAACTCCCCAGCAATTGAAGAGGATTGGGTAGCACTTAACCGTCAATACGTAGAGCTGAAATCTGTAGATGACGAGAAGCGAATATTGATGGGTGCTGCATTAGTTCCTAACAAACAGATTTACCGTAAAGACAAAGAGAACGGTGAGTTTTATATTTACTTTTCTAGTCAAACAATTCGTAAAGCCTCAGAGCTATTCTTAAAGCGTAACAAGCAGAATAATGCTACCTACGAACACATGAAAGAGATTGACGGAATGAGTGTAGTAGAGAGCTGGATAATTGAAGACGAGGACAAAGATAAATCTAAACTGTACGGATTCAGTTTGCCTGTAGGAACTTGGATGATTTCAATGAAGGTAGATAATGACGAGGTTTGGAATAAGGTAAAAGAAGGTGAGATTAAAGGCTTTAGTATTGAGGGATATTTTGAGAGTAAGACTGAGTTGTCAAAAGACGAATCTGTACTAGATGAGATTGTAAACATTGTTAAATCAATCCAATGAGCAGACGGTTTATAAATAGTCAATTTACTACTCAGGTTCAAGACGTAACTCCTGACGTAAAAGAGTTGAGCGTACCTGAAGAGGGAGCGTTAATAATGTGTGAGGGTGTTTTATATGTTGGAATAGACAACGAATGGCAAAGACTTAGCACTGGCTTTATACCTACCACTACGAACTACGGATTATTCGCACAGACTGGTGACAGTGTAGCTGTTACTGCAACTACTACAGAGACTACAATAATTAACGGAGGCGTAGGAACTTTATCTGTACCAGCAAACGGATTTAACGTAGGTGATACATTCAGAGCAGATTTCGCTGGACAAATGTCAGCAAAAAACGGAGATACTCTTCGTATTAGAGTAAAAGCTGGTTTTGTTGTGTTAGCTGATAGCGGAGTACAAACAATGCCATCTACTACTAATGCTGTTTGGTCACTGTCTTTAGATTTTACTATTCGTCAAATAGGAGGAGCTGGAACTGCGTCTATTGTTACTATTGGTAATTTCTTACACGTTAAACAATCTAACAATACGTCTGAGGGATTTGGTTTTAACACGGTTAACAATACTACGTTTAATACTACCATTCCTAATACGTTAAATGTGACTGCACAGTGGAGTAGCAATTCAGCTTTAAATAGCATTTACTCGGATGTATTCGTTTTAAATAAAGTTTACTAATGAAAACAGAAAGTAAAACATCACCACAAAGCTCGGGAAGAGGTTGCCTATGCGAAGACGAAACCTACCACATAGATTGTTGTGACGGTAGCCTACAAGCTCAGGGCATCGGTTCACTAGAAGGTCAAGGAGACGTAGTACTAACACAAGAGATAGTTGAGCGTAATATCATACGTTCAAACGGCTAAAAATGCAACAAATAAAAACCAAATAGTTAATAAGTTATGAATAAAAGTGTATTAGACAAGTTGAGCAAGTTTGAAAAAAACGTAGAACTTGCCGAAGTAAAGGTAGATTTGGCTGTAACTGATGAGGTGGCATCTAAATTAAAAAATATCAATGATATTTTAAAAATCGCTAATGACTCTAACAATAAAGTTGTCAAGTTAGCTGAGCAATTAAATGCTGCTTATAAAAAGTCTGCTCCTTATGTTAATTACAGTAAGACAATGGGTAAGCAAATTGACGGGTTATATAAAAACCTAGAGAAATTAGCTAAAGAATTAGGTGTTAACATACAATCTACAGATGCGTTTAAAGGTATTCAAGATGCTTACCAGTTTTTAGGGCAAATTGAAGACGCAATGTCTAACATGAAAAATGCAATTTCAACAATAGGTAAATAATATGAAAGCAAACGAAGCAATCAAACAAATAAAAACTTTACTCGGTCTAGAGACTGAAGTTAAGTTAGCACAAGCACGTCTATTAGACGGTACTACAGTTATTGAAGCTGAAGTATTTGAAGCTGGTATGGAAGTATTCATCGTAACAGAAGAAGGTAATGTACCTATGCCTGTTGGAGAGTACGAAATGGAAGGTGGTGAGTTAATCCTTGTAGTAGAAGAAGAAGGTATCATTGCTGAAATCAAAGAGAAAGTTGAAGAGACTGAAGAAGAAGAAGAAGCTCCAGCTCCTGAAGCTGAGACAGAAGTAGTAGAGGAAGAAATGAGTGAAGAAACTCGTCAGCCTAAGAAAACTATTGAGTCTATTATCAAAGAAACTCTTTTCTCTGAAATCGAAAAAATCAAAGCAGAAAACGAAGAACTTAAAGCTGAACTAGCTGCTCTTAAAAATGCTACTGAGTTAAGTGCTGTAGAAGATATTAAGCCTATCCAGTACAACCCTGAGAACGAGCAAAAAGCTGAGGTATTTAAGTACACTAAAAATCGCTCAATGTCATCACTTGACAGAGTGTTAAACAAATTGAAATAATATTCACTTTTTAAAATCAACAAATTATGCCAACAAATTTGGACATCACAACAACGTACGCAGGGGAAGCGGCTGGTAAATACATCGCGGCTGGTCTTCTTTCTGCTAACACAATCGAAAACGGAGGAGTAACAGTTGTTCCTAACGTTAAGTACAAACAAACAATTAAGCGTTTAGATTCTGACTCTTTAATCGCAGATGCTACTTGTGACTTCTCTGCTACAGGAGATGTTACTTTGACAGAGCGTGCAATTGAGCCTAAAGAATTACAAATCAACGCACTTTTGTGTAAGACTGATTTTGCATCTGACTGGAACTCTATAGAAATGGGTTACTCTGCATTTGACGTTCTACCTAAATCTTTCCAAGATTTCTTTATTGCTCGTATGCTAGGACAAATGGCAGAAGCTACTGAGACTTCACTTTGGAGAGGTGTTGAAGCTACTAACGGACAGTTCGGTGGTATCTTTACACAAGCGTTAGCTGAGGCTTTCGGAGGTATTCCTAACTCTCAGTCTTTAGCTGGTGTTTCTATTGACGCTACAAACGTAATCGATGAATTAGGTCGTGTGGTTGACGCTCTTCCATCTTCACTTTATGGAAAAGAAGGTTTGAAAGTATATGTTTCTCAAAACGTAGCTCGTGCATACGTTCGTGCATTGGGTGGTTTCGCTGCTGCTGGTGTTGGTGCTGCTGGTACTAACGCACAAGGTACACAATGGTACGGAATGGGTTCAGGTTTGTCTTTTGACGGAGTTAGCTTATTTGTTGCTAACGGACTTGCTAACAACTCTATCCTAGCTACTACTACTGAGAACTTGTATTTCGGAACTGGTCTACTTTCTGACCACAACGAAATTAAGTTGATTGATGAAGCTATGATTACAGGTTCTAAAAACGTACGTTTTGTAGCTCGTTACACTGCTGGTACTCAAATCGGTATCTTGGAGGATTGTGTTGTTTATTCTCCAGCTTTAGACTAATTAATTAATAAACTCAAGAAGGGGAGGGCGGTCTAACTTCCCTCCCTTTTTTATAAAACAAAAAAAGATATGGCTTGTGATATTTCAAACGGTAGATTAGAAGCGTGTAAAGACGGAATCTCAGGATTAGATGCTATCTACTTCATTAATTACGGTATTAACTACCCTACAGACGTTACTTTCTCTTCAGCAGTAGGTTTAGAAGACGTTATTACAGATGTAGCTGGTGTTACTGACTTGTACAAGTGGGAGTTGAAAGGTGCTAACTCATTCGAGCAGACTATTCAGACTTCTCGTGACAACGGAACTACTTTCTTTGAGCAAACTATTGTAGCTCAGTTTAAAGTTCTTGACCCTACTACACACAAAACAGTTAAGTTGTTAGCTTATGGACGTCCTCACGTAGTTGTACGTACACGTTCAGGAAGCTACTTCCTTGCTGGTCTTGAGAGAGGTGCAGACGTAACTGCTGGTACTATCTCTTCAGGTACGGCAATGGGTGATTTCAACGGATACAACCTTACACTAACGGCAATGGAAAACATCCCAGCTCCTTTCTTGGACTGTACAGATGAGACTACGTTAGCTGCTGTATTTGGTGGTGCAACAATTGTTACTACTTAAGATACCAATAGGTTAAAAAGGAGGGAGGCAATTAGCCTCCCTTTTTTTATTTCAAAACAATTCAGCCGTTTTAAGTTATTAATATATGATAGTAACAACGTCAGCTGCTGAGGTTAAGATATTCAGCTTAGTATTAAAAGACCCTGTAGTCACAAAGTGTGTACTTCGGGATGATTCACGTAATGTTTACTTTTTATATGGTGTAAAAGATGTAACTGAGGAAGAATACTATTATTCAGTTGCGGTAGGCATAACAGACGACTTGCTTAATAACCGTGTTTACGACTTTAAGCTACTAAATGAAGAAGACGAAATAATCTATTACGACCGTCTTTTTGTTACTGACATTCCAGCAAATGAATTTAGCGTTAACAAGCTGCCAAACGGAGCGAGTATATACGTCTCACATAGTAGCGATAACGAATACATAACTTATGGACAACAATAATTTCAACGTCAAGTTTATCGAACTTGCTAAATACGAAACTCCAGTAATCACAGAAGGCAAACGTGAGGACTGGGTAATGTATGGTGAGGACAATAACTACTTTCAGTATTTGATTGATAGATACACTTATTCTCCTACTAACAACGCAATTATTAACAACATAATCAAATTGGTTTACGGTAGAGGTTTAAACGCTTCAGATGCGTCTAAAAAGCCTCAGCAGTATGCTCAGTTTATGACCATGTTCAATAAGGACTGCGTTCGTAAAATGATTATGGATTCTAAGATGCTTGGACAGTTCGCAATCCAAGTACATTACTCTAAAGACCATTCAGTAGTTAAGAAAGCGTATCACATTCCTGTACAGCTTTTGCGTCCTGAGAAGTGTAATAAAGACGGTGAAATAGAAGCCTACTATTACTCGGACAACTGGGGAGACACTAAAAACTTTCCACCTAAAAGAATCCCATCTTTCGGAACGTCAAAAGAGGCTGTAGAGATACTTTATATTCGACCTTATTCAGTTGGAATGAAGTACTTTGCTTTGGTTGACTATCAGGGAGCTTTACCGTATGCAGTTTTAGAACAAGAAGTATCTGACTACTTAATAAATGAGGTACAGAATGGATTTTCAGGAACTAAGGTAATTAACTTTAACAACGGACTACCACCTGAAGAGGAGATGGATGCTGTAGAAAGAAAGGTTCTAGGTAAGTTGACTGGTTCAAAAGGTAAGCGTGTGATAGTATCATTTAATCACTCAGAAGCTCAAAAGACTACCGTAGATGACATTCCGCTAAATGATGCACCTGAACACTATACATACCTTTCAGAGGAATGTATGCGTAAGATAATGCTAGGGCATAACGTTACATCTCCTTTACTATTTGGTATCAGCAGTAGCAACGGATTTAGCTCTAATGCAGACGAATTACAGAACTCGTTCATACTATATTACAACATGGTTATTCAGCCATACCAAGATTTGATAATTGAGGCTCTTGACCGTGTATTAGCAGTTAACGGAATCAGTTTAAAGCTGTATTTTGAGACGTTAAAACCATTAGAGTTTACTGACCCTAGCGGAAAGGTAGAAGAACCTACAGAACTCAGCTCTCTAGACAACGAAGTAGCGAGAGATTTGATAGCACTAGGAGAAGATGTGCCTGACAACTGGCTACTAATAGACGAATCACCTGTAGATTACGATAATGATGACGCAGAGAACGAACTACTAAAAGGCGAAAAGAAGTCTTTATTAAGTAGATTGGTAGAGCTTGTTAGCACAGGAACTGCTAGACCTAACTCAACAAGTGAACAAGATGACACTGTAGAAGGTGTTAAGTTCATTACACGTTACGTTTACGCTGGTGAAACTACAGAGAAAAGCAGACCGTTCTGTAAAAAAATGATTGACGCTAAAAAAATCTATCGTAAAGAGGACATTTTGCAGATGAGTAACCAACCAGTTAACGCTGGATGGGGTGCTAGAGGTGCAGACACTTATAATATTTGGTTCTACAAAGGTGGTGGTAACTGTCACCACAGATGGAATAAGCAAGTTTACGCAGCATTTGAAGGTACAGGAATAGATGTTAACTCACCAAAGGCAAGACAAATAGCAGTAAGAAAGGCAGAGAAATTTGGATATGTAGTTAAGAATGACCCTAAAGTCTCTACACTACCTAAAGATATGCCTAATAACGGATTTTTACCTAGAGACTAATGGAAGCATTACTAATAACAAGAAACGACTTAGTTAAATTGACTGCGTTAGGAGGTAACGTAGACACTGATAAATTCATTCAGTTTATCAAAATAGCTCAAGACATACACATACAAAACTATCTAGGTACAAGACTACTAGAACGTATCAAAGATGACATAGTTGATGACACACTAGCAGACCCTTATTTAAGCCTTTTAGAGACGTATATAAAGCCTATGCTTATTCATTGGGCTATGGTTGAGTATTTACCATTTGCAGCGTACACAATAGCTAATAAAGGCGTGTATAAACACAACTCAGAAAATGCTTCTAACGTTGAAAAGACGGAAGTAGATTACTTAGTAGAAAAAGAGCGTGATATAGCACAGCATTACACTCAGAGATTTATTGATTTTATGTGTAATTACTCAGCTCAATTCCCTGAGTATAACACAAATAGTAACGGTGAAGTTTCACCTAGTTCAAATAATTACTTTTCAGGATGGCACATTTAAAGATTTACAAGCCTAAACAAGACAACGTAGTTAAATTAATGGTTTACCTTAACTCTATTAAAAATGGCGG